TTTAGAATAAGTTGGTACATGCGCGGCGGAGTCACTGCCAACGACCTATTTCACATTTACAGTTATGAAGATCGCACTATCATGGGCGAGATTATCAAAGAAAATATTGAAACTACGACAAAAACTAGGATAAGTTTTGTTTAATTATTTTGTTTTTTTAGTTTGCGTTCTATCTCTGCAGGACTGTCTCGTTGCCAATCAATGTTTACTATCTGCGGTGGACGATCAATGTCTACTATCTGCGGTAAACGTATGCTGTTTTCATCATCAGGTTTGACAGCGCCTCCAGCGGACGCGGCAGTGTTTGTACCAGAAGTAGGAGTATTGGAATCTCTTGGTCCTTGGGACCTCTGATTTGACCCGCCTGGTCTATCTTGTGTTTGATTTCTTAAATCTTCTAAGTCCTGTGTGATTTTGCCAGCACCTAACATGTCGTTAAAAAATGATGCCAAAAGTCCAAAGCCTGCACCCACATAGGCAAAACGTAAAAGAGCCCTCATAAAATCTTCACCTACATACTCGTTGTTGATTGCATATGCTAATACCTGTTTTTGTACAGTATCGGTGGCAAAATTCAACCAATTTACCGTGGCAGGACTTAGTCTAAACAAGTGTTGAAAACTTTTTATAAACGTATAACCGGCTGCTTTGATCAATGTACCGCCAGCTAGGGCCATGACTCCACCCGCAATAGCTTTTTCAGTGATATCTCGAACTGCTCCTTCTGCTTCCGCTTTGTCAATTTCTTTTGCTTTGTACAGTTCATGGATAGCATCTACTTCATTGTGCCAATGTATCACAGTCTGCAGGATGATTCCCCATGTTGATAATTTAAAAAGCACTCTAAGATTAGCAGCAGAATTTAAAAATCCTGTTACTTGGCCACTAGAATATGTTAGGTCACGTGAAAGATTGCGTTTATTTTTCCTTAAAAAGTCACTGTAACTGCTGTATGTACGCCTACGACCGCTGCTATCTAGTGTATAAAGTTTACCGTCAGGACCTCGTTTTGGCAGTTTTCCAGTTGTTTTTACTTCATATTCCTTGCCACTGCCGCCTAAATCCTGTATTCTACGCTGTCCTTTTGCAACTTGATCTTTGTTATAGTAAGCATAATTACGATATTCTATAGCATCTTTAGCATTACTAAATTCTTTTGGATCATAAGTACCATCAGGCTTCTTGATTTTATACTTTCTACGAAATAAACCGCTACCTACTTTCACTATGATAGCACGTTTTACTGATTCCGATAAGATGTGCACAGCTTTATTCATAATACATATTTATTGGAGACGAACGAAGTTCGTCTGTGTTTTCGCTTACGCTCAACACATTTTTTTTAACACGAAGTGTTTAAGTATTATCTAGATACAATGGTCGCACTTTGCCCAGGCAGGGCAAAGTATTGACGTAGCATTATCTGAGTACGCAAGTCACACAGCATTAGAACTACTAAAATGTTTAATATTTTGCGCAATTTCGTGCGATTTCATACCAAACACTAAACATTTTATCATAGGCGGTTGTCCGGTACCTATTCATTCTGTCTTTATTACAACGGCGGTCACTGTGCAAATGCTGTCTTTCACAGTAACGTGCAGGATTTCCCTGCTCTTTTTGCCTTGTCACAATCCTTAAACAACCAAACAGCAAGGGCTTTGCTATCCTCATCCTTTCGGGTAGTGGTTGAGTACTCTTGACGGCGAGAGATTTTCTTCCCTGTGATCCGTGATCCAGGTATTAGAGCACTTGAAATTAGCCAGTGCGAGCCATTAACCGTTGATTAGTTTGCCTTTGATGTGTGAGCCGTGTACTCTCACTTGAATATGCCCGTTGTAGTAATCGTCTGATTCTAACACGCGCCTTGAGAATTGTTCTCTAGCCTCTATGTATGAGCATTCTGATTTAGTTTTACAGTAATAAAGTATCTGTCTGGTGAAGTTTTCTTTGCCTAAACGTAGCACATCAGCATTCAATTCATCGTTTGAACCGTAATAATCTTGCCAATCTGATTGAATTTTACCTCTAATACGTTTGCGTTTCTTTTTTCCATTTTTAAGTTTTACTGTTCTATAAGTTGTTCTTGAAAACTTTGATAATTTCTTGCCTATATACATTCTACCAGTTAGTGAATTTGTTATTATATAGACAAAACCAATGTACTCATCTGATATAGTTTCAACAATTTTGTCTTCAAATAACCATGTCATTAACTATGTAGTTTTTTGACCCTTGGCCTCTCTTCTTTTCTGAGTGATTTCATTTTTTTCGTAACGCCATTCTTGAATTTCCTTGCGTCTTTGACTGCAAATGCGTCTGATCTCGCTGAGCCAAAATCTTGTATCCATGCCGGCACGTTTAGTACCTTTGCTTAACCAAATCTGATTGTACTTAAAATATTGCCTAAACGCATTGTAAAGTTCTTCGTGACTGTCCATTATTCTATAAATTCTATATCATTTGAATAACTGGTGAATCCATTTTCTTTTATCACTTTTAGTACATTGTTGACCCTACCAATTAGTTCATCTTTATGACTGATCAGATATATGTTTTTCTTACGTTCTCGTCCCATCTTTTTAAGGACGCTAAGGGCATTTTCTACACCAGCCGCATCTAGTCCGTTGTCGATCAATTCGTCAATGAATAACAAATTAATACTCTGATATAGACTTTCCCATACATCTCTGAATGCCCAACTGAGTCCCAATATCAATCTGTTACGCTCACCGCGACTTAGATTGTCGAAATCTAAATCTTGTCCAAGCTGTGTGATTTCTACACTGAGATCGTTGACAAAGCTGACCTGATGGGGCAGTCCAACTCGATCTAGATAATAGGTCAATCTATTGTTGAGATAGGCTAGATTTTGATCTATTATCTTTTTCCGTATAAAACTGTCCTTAGAGGTCAACAGTTTGAGTAAAAATTCTTGATGTTCTTTGAGATTAGTCAAAGTATTGACGTTGTCCCAAGAAATTTGTTGTATTGCTGTATTTGTTAGTTCGTCAATCTGTTCTTGATAGGGATCTACTTCTGTATTTCTGCCATGTAAAGCAGTTTCAAGACCAGTAAGATTGTTTTGATGTTTAAGTGCTTCTTCGAGACTGTCATAAAACGTTTTGGGCCTACCATTTATGTCTCCGATCTCGTTTAATTCTTTGATCACTGTCGCGAGATCAGCAGAAACTTTGTTAAAATAAGTCACAGCATCAGCGAGATTTTTTTCTGCGGCAGCGGTCATTTCTTCATGCTTGTGTGTATGTAACTGTTGTTCGCAGGCAGGACATTTTTTGTCTAACAACTGTTCTACTTCCTTGGTATACCTGTTAAGACTTTTTTCTGCTTGACCGACCGCGGTTTCTAGCGTGGCCTTTTCTTTGTTTAAACTTTTGATCGCGGCCGCCTGTTCCTCATATTTCTTTAATTTGGCGTGTTGCTCCAGTTCAAGATCTATATCTACATTTTTTAATTCATTGATACTGCGTTCAATTTTTTCACAGTCCTCGACCTTTTGATTATTCCATGCTTTCTGCCTAGTGATCAGACCATCTATGCTCTGTTGTATTTTGTCATTGGATTTTTTAGCAGCTTCAATATCCGCATTTTCTTGCACTATTTGGTCTTTTGTCTGTCTAACAAGTTCTTTAAGAGATTCTGCCTTTTCTGAAAGTAAGGTAATTCCAAGCAGTTGCTCAATAATTGCTCGTTGCTCATTGGCCTTCATAGAAAGGAAAGGCTCTGTATAAGTATTCAACGCTACAATATGCTTGAACATGTCATGACTCATGCCTAGTAGAACATCTAGATCTTTCTGCGTTTCGCGCATATCACCTTGACTGTCATCGGTTTCCTCAGCGGCCTGTTCATGATTATTGATAAAGAATTTCATTACCCCAGGTTTTCGACCGCGTTCTATTCTATAATCAATACCGTCTTTTTCAAAGTGAAGTGTGACCAACATGTTTTTGTTGTTGATCTTGTTTATTAAATTATCTTTCTTAATATTAGTCAGTGCCTGTCCATACAGGGCAAAACTTAGGGCATTTACTATGGTAGTTTTTCCAGTGCCGTTACGACTGCCGCTGTCGTCTCCGCCTTGATCTAAATTTTCTCCTAACACTAAAGTCAAATATTCTTTCTCAAAATTTATAGCTTGAGTTTGATTACCCACACTCATAAAGTTTTTTACAGTTAATTCTTTTATATTGATCATAGGCTGTTATAGATACTGAGTAAAACCTTGTTATCAAAGTTTTCACTTTCAATATTGATCAATTGGTTGCTGACAATTTGATCAACGCTTTCAAACGCTTGAATATCAATGTTGTTGTTAATTTCTATTTCTTTCTTTTCGGATATTAGAGTTAATTCCCTGATATCATACTCATTTACAAATTTTTCTTTTATGAAACTGGCCTCCTCATAGCTGATATCGATATCCAGGGTGACACGCAGATGCATTTTACTTGTTAAAATAGTGTCGGCCTGATCAATTAATTGGCTCAGTTTTACAGTTCTGTACTTGGGACAGTTGTTCCAGTTTAAGAATTCAGGATCTTGACCCCATTGAAGAACCATCATACCTCGCAAGTCATCCCACGCATCGGCATAGTTGTGTGGAAATGCGTTGCCTATATAGTGCATATTCTTTCTACATTGACGTTTGTGGAAGTGCCCACTGAATCCCAGTTGATAATCTTTGAAATGATCTAATTGTATTTCACCGTGATCGGGCATCTGTACCATGGCATTCATAAAGAAGTTTGGCAATTCAAAGTGACCAAAAATATACTGGCCTCCTTTTTTACCTACATTACGCCATTCATCCCCCACTAACCATGGGCACATAGTGACATCACCGCTTGTTATCGGTTTATGAACGATTTCTATACCAGGAACATATTTGCCAAATTCTACGGAATGTATATCACGTTTGTCTTTGTAATAAAGATCGTGATTGCCAGGAAAGAAATAAAATTGATCAAAGGCTTTGCCTAGCTTTTCTAAAGCCCTTAGGCTATAATCCATTGTGGTTATGTTTAGGGAATTACGATTATGATGCCAGTCTCCCAGAAACAGGCCCGTATCGCAGTCGTGCCGTTTGGCTTCTGCGATGAACCAGTCTATGAAATCTTCGCAGTCTTGATTATGTATGGAACTATTCGATTTAAGGCCAAAATGTATGTCTGTGAAACACGCTGCCTTTTTAAAAAGATTACTCAATTACAAACCTCCGCCTATTATTATACAGTCTTTCAACGAGATAGTCAATCGACTGAGTCTTCATAACGGCGAATTGCAGATTCGTGTTCTCCCTGGCCAGTGCGTGAATAACTTGGATTCATTCCATTCATTTCTAATATATCATCTCTTATGCTTTGATTGCGTTTTTCAATATTAATTACACGCACAAATGAGTTAGTTACAGCCGCCGTATAGTAGGCAAACGGATTATTTGATTTAGATTCGTCAAATTGTAAACCAATTTGTGTAAGCTGTAAAATTGCTTGGCCACGCATTTCGTCATTGTATGTGTAACCTCGAACATTGCCACGAGTAGCGTAACGTTCGCACAATTTTAAAAACATGCGAGCAAGATTCGGTGTGATTTGACCGTGGTCTTTACTAAATTTTCCCTTGGCAAGATCTCCCCGCCAATGACTTTTCCCCACGCAGATTAATTTGTCATCATCGGAGAATTTCCAATGCTGAAATGCTGGAAAATTTACCCTGTCTCTTTTATCTGCTTCATTTTTTGGATTGCGCTTTCTAGTGCTGTTAGAAGGAATATGATCATAGGTCATAATTCTAAATACTAGATCTGTCTTAGCTATTTTTTTATAGTCGATCTCACACTCTGACGGTTTTATTTTTTCTCCTTGAGCTTTGCGTTTCTCAAAGTTTTGTATACCCAAACGTTTTGCACGATTGCGTTTGGCTTCTGCTACAGTTCGAATGTTTATTTTTTCTAGATTTGGCAGAATAATATCATACTGATTGTATTCTGGTTGTGCGTATGAACTGTAAGTGTTTTTAGATTTGTGTATTTCTTCTAAAAGGTCTTTGTTGTTAAGATAATTTACTTTCATTTAATATGATTCCCCTTGCTATTATAAAATACGCATATAATTCTGTCAACTAAATATGAGTAACTAGGAGTACACATGCCGTCTTTATTTGATTCTAACAGAATTGGTGCAGGACTTGCCACATTGGCCAACACAGCTAGATCTCTTGGCTCCTCAGCTCCACCAGCAGTGGGCACATTAGGCACTATAGGCGGCATAGCAAACAAATTAAGCGGTGCGCTTAATAATTTATCTCGGACCGGTAACATCATCAGCGCAGTTAGAAGTTTGACGCTGCCGGCCAATGGTGAAACTAGAGGTAAAATAACAAACGCCGCGGCTAGTTTTGGAGAAACAGATTGGCGTGTCCGACTAAGCATTCCTCCAGTGCCTAGTTTTACCTCATCACAGATTCTAGCTCCACTGCGAAATGCCGGCGGCGCCATTTTTCCTTATACTCCAACAATACGTATAAGCAATTCTGCTAGTTACGGAAAAACAAGTCCGATCCAGCAAAACTTTAGTTTTTATAATTACGAAAACAGTACCGCGGATTCAATTAATATCAATGCTCCATTTTACTGTGAGGATTCTGAACAGGCTGCATACTGGGTAGCCATGTTGCATTTTTTACGCAGTTGCACAAAGATGTTTTCAGGTGAAGACGACCTTGGTGGCAATCCG